ACAATTGTTTCATGTCTGCTATATCTATTTCACTAATCATACGTTTCTCCATATCTGTGATAAGTTTATTTACATCTGTACTTCTCATTTTAGGTTCAACCACAACCCAATCTGTGCAAAGGAATACCCTGTCCAAATCATACCGTTAGACAAGTCACCTTTTCCCCATTGTAGCACACCTACGATGAGATAGCCAACTCCTGTTGCTCCTATGATGAACTGCTCAATCGTCATTTGCTTTCCTGTAAATTGTGTTACGTGTTTCAAAACTCCCATCTGGGAACTGTTTTAATACAATACTTGTTCGTACATTATCTCTACCCCATACAGGATGGTCAAGTGTATACACATGAGCCACTGTATATTTAGGATACATATTGTTATCAAACTGTACGTCACCTATGTAGTGCACCACTGGTTTTCCTGTTTCTTCAGTCATATTTATTCTTCCCAATCTGTTTCATCGTCATAGTTGAGAACATCCTCCTCTTCAAAGTCTTCATCTGTATCTTCATTAGTCTGAAAGAATTTATGATAGTTGGCAACCAATACGTCAGGTAGCAGTAAAACAATATCGTCCACTGAAAGACCTAACGCAATGGTTAGCTCAACTGGATCATCAAAATTCTCTTCAATGAATTGTTTTACATTCCAGAGTTTATCGTTATAGTTCATCATCACAAACCGTAGGCATAAGTTTTGCTTTTTTCACACGTTCAGAAAGTTTCTTTTCTTTACTAATAATGTCTTCTTTAATAGCGTCAGAATTGTTACTAATAATGTCACGTACTTTAGTAATTTCAGTTATTAGCAAGTCTAATTTAGCTAGTCTACTGTCTAAATCTTTTAGATTGTATATGGAAAAATCTATGTTAACTTGTCTGCTGCAATCAGTAATACTAATACTTGCATCAACACCGTATGAAAATTGTAGATCACCCACAGAACATTCAATAGCTGCTAACCCTTCTGCTTTGTTTAAAAACTTACGTGAGTAATGTTTAATCTTTGCCATAACGTTTTCCTAAATATTCAATTGATAAAAACATCTCATCAAAGTGACCATCGTTAACTTCATTCAACATAACTAAACCACGCCAGTGTTTATTAGAAAGCTGATCCATATAACTCTCGTCATGTAGATAATAGCTACCTGCAATTATGGAACAGATTGCTTGTCCGTCTGCTCTCTTACCGTAGGCTACTTGTTTTCCTTGTTGATGACCAGCAATACAAGACATGTGAAGCTTACTAATAATAGCACTGGCAGTACCTGCGGGCCTCCCCATAGCACCAACAGGCCAATAATGGTTGAAACCAACACCATTGATAAAAACAGGATGGAGGAAATCATGTACTTCCCAATCTTTCTCGTAGTTTAAATCCTTGGTGGATATAAGTCCCTCAAGGGTAGGGTTATTGTTAACAGCACGATTGATACGGTTCTCATGGTTGCCCATAAGCATTACCATTCGGGGTTTGTATACCTTGTGTTTACTATCCTTCTGAGACTTCTGCATGGCACGTAAAGGTGCTAGCAACTTCTGCATAGCCTCCTTTACAACCTCTACATCTTTCTTATAGCGTAGTCCTTCAAAGTATTTAGAGCCTTTCACATCATGGGTAGACAAGCTAGGCATATCTGCAAAGTCACCAATGTTGACTACAACATCGGGACGATAGTCACAGATAGCCTCTCCTGCCCACGTTAGATGATCTGTAGGTACTCCCTCTTTAATCTGACAATCCGGAATTACCAATATCTTCATTCAAACTCTCCGAGTTATTAATAACAAACCAATCATCAACACGGTTTTGTATCTTTTCATACGCACCTACATATCCCGTGGCATCTAAGAACTTGCCGAACTGTAACATGATGTTGTCCCATCGTGTCTCATCGCTCATCTCAAACTCATGAATAACACGCAGGTTAGTTGGGAATTCAATATCATCAAAGATGTTACTCTCAACATCACTGGGCTTATTAGCTTCGAATCTAAATCGCATTTGGTGCTCCTTCAATTACAATGTATGCTTTAACTGGTTGATAGATAACAAAACCGCCATTATGATATGCGGCATGGTAAGTTGCGCTACTAGTAGCACTGTTTTCTGACACATACAGTTTAGGTGTAGCTGTATTCTGAGCACACATAAACTCTTGTGGTAGTGCTTGGTGTTTTAACAACCACACCTCTTTAATTACTTGCATTTGTAATCTCCATAACTCGTGGTACATCTACTACTTCTACCAAGAACTCTGGGCCACTTGCATACAAGAATGTGCGCATCTCTGGGAAACATTCTTTCTTAAAGTTGCAGTAGGAACAAGACGTACACAGTTTCTTATTCTTACTAGTCTTACTAGCAGGAACAGGGTCAAGTCGTTTAATGGTGTCTGGGCTTGTCATGCTAGCAATCTCTGCCGCACTCTCAGCTTGCATCTTAAACAAACTTTTGTTTACCTCGATTGGATAATAGTTTACGTGTCCTAGCTCCTTCTGTATAGTGAGAAAGCCAGCATTAGCATAATTAAGAGTAGTAGCATAACCGTTCAGTTGTTGGTAATATCCAAATGGGTCGTCAACTAAATTGTTCTTAAACTTCTCTTCAGAATATTTAGTAACACTTTTAACGTCAACCATTACATTGTCGATAACAGCGTCGATACGCCCTCGTACATACCAACCATCACCAATATCATACACAACTCGCTCTTGCTTCTTTTCTACTGTATGCCCCGCATCTTCTGCGACATTCAATACCAACTCTTCTAACACATCACCATAGAAGAATTTGAGTAGTGCTCGACCATCTGGTTTCTCAGCAATGGTAGGCATATTGTACTTGTACCACAGTCGTCTAGGGCAGGGGTCACCAACTTCAGAGAAGTACAATATCTTCTGCTCTCGTTCACGATCACGTGGTGTAAACCATTTATCGTAGCTAACATCTACTTTGTTATTACTAGTAACGGGTTGTAATCCGCCACTAATAACACTGTAAATATCATCCACTAATGTAGAGATGTTCTTCATTCTGCAACCATTGCTTCTGCCGCTTGTGCATCCAAGTCACCGCATGAATAAGCTTCAAACATACGTGCTACTCGTACAATCTCAGAAGCATAGTCTTCAATAGTGCCAGAGTACTCGGTCTTACCAAGAATGTCTGCCACTGCTTTAGTAGCATTGGTTACAGAATTCTGTCGAACAATGGCACGATCACCATGCAACGGTGGAATAGGGAACACCTTAGTAGGAGGGCTATAAGGGGCTTTAGCAGGGCTTGCTGAGGCTGTTGTAGGTGCACCAGTACCCTTCTTAATCATCTGCACAGATGTAAGGTCAACGTTCTTACCATATGTATTCTCGGTATATTGAAAGTCAATCTCATCACCAATAGCGAATGTAGGCTTCTTAAATCCGTAGCTGAAACGCTCACCATTAGCCACAATGGTGTATGCAGGTTTAGGGCCGAACTTAGTAGTTACTTCTTTAGTTGTGATGTTTTCAATTGTATAGCTCATTATCTTCCTTTGGTTAAACAGTTGTTAAAACTTCTTTATCTTGCCAATTAATTCCAGCATCTACGCCTACGCCTAGCTTACATGGAAAGTCAATGTTGAAAATAGATTTCATATATTTTGGTGCATCCTCTAATGTTTTCTTAGCTAATATAGCACACTTTTCTAGCTTGTCAATAGGTACATCAAGTACCACACTATCGTGCACAGTCATAATTAACTTAACATCAGGTGTTAGTTTAGCATCTTCCAACTCACGAAGCAAGATACCAACCATCATAGGAACAACGTCACCAGTAGCAAACCCTTGAATAGGCCAATTCTTCAACTCGGTAGGACTGAATGACAGACCTCCTTTGTATTCGTTTGGATACTTGTTAAAGATGTAGTGTCTACCTGTAGGGCTGTTGTGAAAGTAGGTGTACTGAGGCCCACTTTTATCTGGGTCATAGCTTACTACTGCTTCCTTCTCTGCTTTTGCAACTATTTCTTCATGGTATTTCTTGACTCCTGTATATCGTGTGTAGAATGTGTTAATAAATTTCTTAGCTGTTGCTCTATCACAACCGCTTTGCGCCATAAGTGTAGTAACTCCGCCTCCGTAAACGAGTAAGAAGCTGAATCGCTTAAAGGGTTTCCGTTCTTTGTCAGTTGGATACCGACCATACATTCCTTTGTAAAGTTCACGGTGCATGTCACGACCGTTATTAATATCATCAATGAGGGTTAAGTCATTAGCTAAGTAGGCTAGTGCAACCATCTCTAGCTGACTATAGTCAAGTTCCAGTATGCTACCCTTAGACTTACCATAGCGGCTCACATAGGCACGTTTAACATTACCTGTGTCTGTCTGGTTCTGTAGGTTAGGGTTAGTAGCTGACAACCTACCTGTCTTAGTTGCACAATGGTTAAGGTTAGGATAGATGTTATCGTCAGGGAAACGTAATCCGATCAAACCCTCATAATAGGTGTCCTTAATCTTACTGCACTCACGAATGATTAGAAGACGATCTGCAACCTCATCACCTTTCAATGCCAAGTCTTTCAACACACTGTCGTCAGTAGAGTAGTAACCACTTTTACCTAGCTCCCCTTTAGGGGCATACTTTCCATCAACTTTCCGAACTCTCTCCACAATTTTGCTACGTACATTACCATTCTTATAAAAGCCATCATCAATCTTTTCCTTGTATTTCTCCTCACCTCCAAAGAAGTATAGTGACAATTGCTTAGGGCTAGCTGTGTCTAAGTCAGGTGCTATCTTAGCTACTGCGGCTTGTGCTTCCTCTAACACTGAAGCATACCAATCACGTTGCTCTTCGACATAATCCCAATCAACACGCATACCGTTACGGTTCATTTCAATAGTTGCACGTAATGCATCCATCTGTGTGAACATCAATGGCAATATCTCCAGTGCTTCTGCCTCTGCCCACTGTGCTGTGAATATCTCACATGTGTTTCGTACATCACCTTCAAGATAGTCTAACAACTCTGCTTGTGGAATCTCGTTGGTGTCCATGCCACTCTTCCAGTAGGCTTTGATACGATCATCTTTCAGTGCATGTTTACCAATGTACTCTGCTGTCAACTCATCCAGTGATGCATACAAATGACGCTGACCACTGAGTAGATAAGCCGCTAGTTGTGTGTCCCAGATACGTGGCAATGTGTTACTAGTATCACGATAGACGTACAACAAATCAAACTTAACATTGTGACCAATGACAAGTTCTGACACATCACAATGTCTACGTAATGAAGATAAATCTATACCCTCAGAATCGTATTTGTAGCCGTACTCACCGTCTACAACTTTAGCGCCCCAAGCAATTACCTTGTTACCTCTCCACATAGGGTTGCCTGTATTGTTACCTACTGGGCATCTAATGGTTGTCTCAAGGTCAATTACTAGGTTCATCTAACGCATCCTTTTTAATTGCAATTAGTAAGTCTTTAATGTTAAGTAGAAATTTATATTCTTGTGGTACACCATGTTCCATTGCTCTAGCATCTTGTACCCACATGTGCTCTTTTGTAATAACAGTTGGATACCATACATCCCATGTATTTTTACAATAGATACGAATATCACCATCTTTATCTACATACACATCACCACTATTTAGTTTTCCATTTGCTGACATATCTTGCCTTTGCTGGTTCAATCTCAACTTCAAAACATCCATGTCTATGTGCTTCAAGTGTTTCGCTACCTCCGAACAGTTTGTTCTTCGGCACATGAATGAAACGCTGTAAGTCCATAGCAGGTTCGTTACTCTTGCCAATCGTGATAATGGCATCTGCTTCTCCAATCTTGTCGGTCTTACTGCCTCGTAGTTGGTTCATCTGAATCCACTTCTCACCCTCACCTGTACCATCTACCTGACTAATGGCAATGACTGGACAATATTCTTTAGCCACATCACGTGCCCATTCATATAGCTGTCCAATGCGTAAGTCTTCCCTATCTTGCTTGAATCCATGCACCTTGTCAAGTTGGTCAAAAATGATGAGGCCGGGCTTGTATTCTTTAAACAACCGCGCAATTTTAATTGCACTCTTGATACCACTGTCGTCATCAAGCACTAGGAATCTATCACCACCGTTACTAATAAACTCTTTTTCGTATGTCGCAGCATTGTCAAGTAAATCTCCTGTCGTTACACCGTGATAAGATTGAATGACACGCATCATAACTTTGTTACTTGCTTCCTCGTTGTTAATCCAGATCACATGCTCATCTGGCTGTAACTGAGTCATCATGTAGCTTGCTTCACTCGCTGTGAATGTTGTCTTGCCTGTCTCTGGTCGTGCCGCAATGATGATGAAGTCACCCTTACGTAATGGGCCTAGTGCTACGTTTAATTCTTTCAGTCGCCACTTAAGACCACCTGTTGCAACTACCTCTGAAATGTATGACAAGCTTGGGTTAACGAATACGTCATCCTTCTCTACTGTTGTGCCAATCTCTTTCTTGTATGCGTTAAGCATAGGCTCGATGCTTTCAAGATCACCGCCCATACCTGTACCAATCTTCAGGCACACATCATAGATTTGTGTAGCGTAATCTGTCTGTATCAACTTGCCTAACAAGTCTTTAACAATTGGTGATGGTTTGTCTAATGCATCCTTAAGGTTGTCAAATGCAACCTCGTATGCTGATGGGTCTTTAACCTTGCGTCCCTTCACAATTGAAAAGAATGTACGAAACTCTGAGTAGTTGATTTCTGTACGTGCCGGATAGTTGTCCCAATACTCACCCAATACATTGAAAATCTCCATTGTAATTGGTGATACGTTGTGCTTCTTTACATGCTCCTTGAATCTGTTGTAAGTGTCTTTGTTACTAGTAACAACTAGTAAGTCTATGTCATAGCTCATTATAACTCCATGTCTACAAGAACATCTATTGGTAGTTCTTTTGGTTGATGGTTGAAAATTGCAGTCATGTTAGGTGCTATGGGCGATAGTTCTGTAAATAGTTTCTTAGCCGCTACTTGTCCTGCTGTATCGTCATCTAACCACAACACAACTCTCAGTTTCCTAAATTTCTGCACAATACGATGTGCTGATGGATCAAGTTTAGTACCAAGTAAACACAATGTAGGATAACCTGCATAGCTTAACTTGTAACTACTAAGTAAATCTTCTACAATAACTAATGGTCTAGTATACACTTCTGCATAGTTATCTATAAAACTATACTGTTGTTTACTATAAGTAAGATACTTAGGTGTTTTATTATATCGTCTTACTTGATAACCTACTAATTCAGTATTGTTTTTAACTGGTAATACTATACCGTCTTCAGTTTCCTTGATAAAAAAGTTTCTACACATGCTTTTATCAAAGCCATACTGCCCCAACCACAACTGCCCCTCAATTCTAAACTTATCATAATCTGATTCCGTTGTCAACTCGTCATACGTAGGTGATGCTGTACGTAATGATAGTGCTGTCTTTGTTGCACTCTTTATGCGACTAACTGTCTCCTTCTGTCGGTAATAACCGCTATCTCCACAGTTATGACAATGCCATAGGTAAGCACCATCTACATTCTTAACATACAAACGCTCTCGATTATCAACACCATTAGGGCAATCTGTATGGTTATACTTACCCTGCATACCCTCATCAAGTTCCTCAAAGTCTGGTGCGTTGTTAGTAAGTGTGTCCAATGCATCTTTGCCGTAATGGGTTGTCATATCGGTGCGTCCTCTTCGTTCTCAGGATTGAATGGTAATTTATCTAGTGGCTCAGTAGGCAATGGGCTGTTAGGGAAAGGCCATACAAATTCTTTATCTTCAATCATACATCCTCCATGTTATTAGTAACAAGCTAGTGATGACAGACCTTGCGGTGCTGTCAACACATTAGCCGAATACCTTGGCAAACAACTCTGACACACTCTTGCTGTCGTCAGGTGTAAGCTTCTCAAGGTAACACACTTGCAATGCATACTGTGCATCGTAACGCTTCTGCTTACGTGCCCAATTGATAAGGGTACGTGGGCTGATAGTAAGACCAATCTTACCCTGCTCATACGCTGTACGCACCAGTGATGCAAGACGCACCATGTCAGTAGCAACCTTCTTGTCAACACTACTCTTACTAGTAATGATGTCAACCTCATGCTTCTGTGACAGATAACCTAAGCGGATAGTGTTGGTGAATCGGTCAATGGTAGCTGTATTCTGCACACCTACACCTGAAAACGCACCTGTAATATCTCCTTGCCCAACTGTATTACCAGCAAACACAAGTCTAAAATCGTCATGTGGAGTAACTGTTCTATCATCGCTATTACCGGGCTTCTCTTTGAGATATAAATAACCGCCATCTTCCAATAGGTTCTGCATACCCATTGCAATTTCTGCTGGCATAAGTTCCCACTCGTCAACTAAGCACACTGCACCATACTTAGCCGCTTCTGTGATAGCACCGTCTTCCCATACAGTAGCACCACCACGTACCACCAGTGTACCAAACAATGCCGCACTCTCAACGTCACCACTCATGTTGATACGAATGAATGGTCGGTTAAGCTTAGCACACACATACTTAACCAGTGAACTTTTACCGCTACCAGTAGGGCCAGTGATAAGGGTCTTGTCACCATCCATCATACCCGCTACTAGTAATGCCGCCTCATCCTTCTGCAATACATAGTCAGGGTCACACTTGGGTACGAGTCGTGCAATCTCTGGGTTAGTAGGCATATCAAGTACACGAATACCAAAGTCACCAAACTTAGGCTTGTAACCAAACACACTGCTATACCATACGTGACCATCTTCCAATGTCTCTGGGTCTTTGGTAACAGTTGGTGCTACTGGCTTAGCCACCTCTTCTTTAGGGGACTTGCCTAAGTGTGCGGCAATTGCTTTTGCTACTCGGTCGTTAAGGTCTGCTGTCATGTTAAATGCTCCGATCAATGATTGATAAAATTGTGTTGGACAAATTAGATAGGTCGTTAACTACTACGTTCTTTTTATAAAAACGAGTAACGTTAGTATCGCAAATACCAATACCATACACATCAACTCCCATACTCTCTGCATGTTCTACTGTCTTAAGTGTGTAGCATTCTACATCACCTGCATGTTCTCTACCTGCCGGACTACCGTCAGACAATACTAGTAACACCTTACGATGTTCTTTGCGCTGTGCTAGTCGTGCCGTGGCATATGCAATGGCATCACCATCGCTGTTCTGCCACAAGCCACCGCTAACCTTGTGAAACCTGTTGATAAGCTCAGGTTGTGCAACTCGCTCACCAAACTCAGTGAACATCCAGATAATAGGGTCTTCGTCTACTACCGTATTAGTAAAGCCATAGATTGAATAGGCAATGTTGATGGGCTTCAATGCTTCTGCCAATGCACCTGCACCTGCACATGCCATGTCAAACTTACTGCCTGACATACTACCGCTACAGTCTACCAACAAGCACACTGCAGTATCGGTTGTATCGCTTACAACACGCTGACGAAATACCTTCTCTGCAATCTTGTCATTACCGCTAACAAGACGATGCAAACTACCATTGTGCAACTTACCCCTCTTCTTACCATACTCGTACCTGTCCCTGCTACGTGTCTGCAACTTAAGACGCAACTTGTTAGCCATAGGTCTAGCGTTACTAGTAATGTAGTTGTCAATGCTAGCCTTCTTAAGATGGCCTGAGCCTAGATAATCCTTAACCTCAGTTGGTATCTTGCTACCGTCAAACCTACAGATAACGTACTCGTCAGGTCTAGGGATAGTGTACGCACCTCTGCCTACCTTGTCAGGGATAAGATGGATACCTGTCCTGCTAGGCTTATGCTCGTGACCAATGTCCTTCATAAGTTTGCGTACATCTATCAGTCGGTCTACATCATCGCTAGTAGCCTCACCATGCTCACCCTCACCACTGCCCTTACCCTTGGCTGTACCAGTACCCTTGCTGTCGTCTTCGTCTGCACCCTTGTAATCTTCTGGGTCTTGCTCGTATAGGTCAATAAGGATACGCTCCGCTAATGACATAACTTGCTCTGCCGTACCTGTCTCACGAATGGTACGCAACTCACTGGAATACTTGAATAGCTTACCTAGTCGCTCTAATGCTATGCTGTCTGCATGTCGCAACATCTGCTCTTTAGTATCATCTGCTGAATGAATCCAGTCACGCATAGATGCATCCCATATGAATAGTGGCAATGTTTCTAGCTGTTGTTTCTGCAACTCTTTGTCTTTGCTCTCTACACGCTTGCTAATGTCATCTGCATACAGATACCAGAATGCGTTACTAATAACACCGTCACCCTTGTACTCGCTGTCGTTAAGATGGTCAATACGATGGTCTTCAATAAGATTATTGATTAGTGCCAACAATCCAACTGGGCTAACCTTATTGAGATAGTTGAAGTCGCTATACACTACGTGGCTTGTCTCATGCTTAACGAAATAGCGCATACGAATGAGCCATTCTGCACTAGTGTTACTAGTAATTAATGGTAGCCACATCTGTCTACCGTTGGTTCTAGGGGTAGAATCTGGTGCATCCCACAATACACTAACGCCACTATTTTTAGCACACGCTGTCACGTAGGTTTCGAATTGCTGTACGTCTAGATAGTTCATGTTAGTTTACCTTGGTTACGTCAGGATATGCATACGTTACATAGATACGATTAAACTCGGAGTCTAACCAGTCTTCTACATCATCATCCATATTACCTCCGTTGCTTAAATATTTCTTTGCCAATTTATCTACAAAGTCTGCCAACTCTTCGTCAGAATTCAATTCGACAATGCGAGATGATGACAGACCCTCGGTCATTTTGTGTACCTCTTCATGAATCGTATTGGTGAATCACCGTTACTAGTAATGCTATTGAATGTAAACTTCACACCCAGATTTTCCAGTGCGTTAATGAATAGTGATGCATCGCAGTCTTCCTCAAGGTATACTTTATCTCCCTTGGTATAGCTGTAGTGGCTG